AGCATTAGAAGCTATGGTTGTACCTGCAATAAAGATATTAGTAGCAGCAAATAAATTATTAACTGAAACATTGCCAGAAAATTCTGCCGCTACACCGGATACTTTAGTAGTAAAGCTGCCTGTGTTAGCGATAAAATTAGTGACAGATAAACTAGGATTAACAATAAGCGTTGCACTAGTGTTCATTACACTTACAACTGCACCGTTTTGAGTACCAATTAATCCACTCGTAGCTGTAACTCTAATATTTTTAAGAGTACCACTAGAACTAACCAACGTGTTTAATTCAGTAGCAGTAGCGGTAAGTGTAGTACCATTAAGTTTTAAAGTTGAAGCACCATTAATATTAACAAAACTACTAGATAACTGTAAAGGAGTAAAAGAACCATCAGCAGAACGAATTGTTTTTAATGTCCCAGTAATACCTTCATTAGGAATAGTACTGACAGCAGCATCGCTTGCATATAGCAATGTCTTGTAAGTATTTATAATCTCATATGCTGTAAAATCGTCACCAGTTGCCATTGTTTTTTCCTATATATTTGACCAGAAAGAAAAGTGTTTTCTTAATGTAGACGGTTGCCATGATACTCTTAATGGAAGTTGTCCTGCTGCACTTGTTCCTGTTATAATACTTACTGCCATGCCTACTTCTACTGTACCTGTAATTACTCCTATTTTAATAGGTTCATTATTTAAATCTAACCTCTCTCCTGCATCATTAAATCTTTGAAATATAGTTCCAGAAGCTGTACTCGTAGAAGGATGTTCTTGCTTCATTGTAATTTGAGTAGGAGTTAATAAATCTTGAGTTACAGAAATATTTAATCTTTGAGTATTGTCAGTAGAAACAGGAAAGGTTTGAGTTACTATAGTTTCAGTAGTAGGTAATCTAAATTTAAAAACATCATTCCAATCATAGTTAGCATTTGCCCACGTTATATTCCTATCTCTATTTGAAGGAGGACGTGGGTTATTTATATTTATATCTTCTCGTACATCCGGTGGTCTATTTTGTGGATCATTCTTTAAATCAAAGCCACCTTCAAAATCTGTAGGACAAACTAACAAGCCATAACTATTTAATCTCATTACCCTATGAGGATATTGAAAACCACAAGTATCACATATAGCTAAAGCATTTTTAGTACTAGCCATTAGTAAACTCTAATTCTAGGTAAGAAGTATGCGCTTGCTCTTTCTCTATCCTCATGCAATGCACGTGCCAACCTTTCCTCATATTCTTGTTTAAGAAAACTAATACGCCCTGCTTCTACACCGGGACGTTTCATTGACATATAATAAGATAAACCTACTGTTAAACAAGGTAAGAATCTACGAGATATATCTGGAGTTTGACTAGAATTATTAACATCTTGCATGTAACTAATTTTTTCTAGTTTGACTTTATCAGTATTAACATCAGATAAAGGCCATAGATGTACTACTATATTAGAACTATTCCTACGAACAGCAAACTGCATTGGTCTGCCAGTCTGTGTTTTATTAGGAATTTTTAAATATTCTTCCATTGTAATACGCTCTAACTGTAGATCAGTACTATCTCTATTAAGAACAGCTTCAGTAATATCAATAGTGGCTGAAGACATTGCAAATGTAGTTACACTAGCTGTGATAGATACTGCAGTAGTATCAGCAGTCCAAAGAAGAATACCCCTATTCTGCCAATCTTGCAACAGAAGATTAATAGAACGACGAGCAGATGCAGCTTGATTACCTAGCGTTTGTTCGCCACCAATCATCTCACTTGCTTCTTGAATAACTTCATCTATATCCATAGAGAAGTTATATGTTCCACTAGTCGCCATTAGGTTTAATCCTTATAAGTAATTTCTTTTCCCGGTTCAAAGTCAACTACAACATTCTCTTCTGGTCCTACAACTGCTGGACCTTTACGTGCTGCACCAAACCCTTGACCTGTTGGCCTACCAGTACACTCTTTCATTGCTTTATCATAGTCTGCCATTCCTTTAGCATCATATGAATAAGACTTACCCATAAAATTTGGCATTATGCCCTCCTTGTTTTCCTACGTCCAGCAGCGGCTTTCTTAGCCATTCCTGCTTTACCGTATTTTTTCTTACCTATGCTGTACGCAATACGAGCAGCAGCATCTTTACTCTTACCCGTCTTCTCTATACTTTTTTGTACAGCCTTAAAACCTTTAGGTGTTTCTTCTTTCTTCTTCTTCTTTTTCTTCTTGCCACCCGTCATTTGTTTTGATTGACTAGCGCGAGAAATAGCCATTAGGAAAACCCATAGGTGCCTTTAGGTTTACGGGTAGCTTTAGCTACATCACGCCGACCTTTCATGGACATCTTTTTATCTGCTTCTTTACCCATTGTCATGCCAAGTTTCTCATCATCACGAGCATTGTAACCTTGATCCATTTTACCACCCATATTCTTTTTAGCTACTTTGCCACCCTTTTTACGATTAACTGGATCACCAGTACTCAAACCGTCTTGTCGATAAATTCCCGCTACAAAGTCTTGTCCAGCATTATCAACAGAAAATTTATTACTTGGCTTTTTCATTTAATTTCTCCTTTAGTTTGCGTTAGGAATAAGAGGATTATCTGCACCTGCAGGACTTGCTGGTGCTTCCATGTCATCTCTCCTAGTCCTGCGAACCTGATTGAGATGTAGTTGAAGAATCTGAGCATATCGTTGCTCATAAAATTGTACTGCAGGAAAATCTTTTTGAAATAACATAGCTTCTATCATACATGCATTAAATAAAACATCATAGCAGAATTCACTAAAATAATTATTTTCTATGAGTGTTCCAGATAAAGCTGAAGTAGCAGCAGAAACATTTGTAGGTCCAAGAGCAGAAGGTCTTGCTACAAATACTACATGCGAGGCATAACCTGCGCTAGGTGTAGGAGCAAGCAGAACTGTTGTACCGTTTCGTTGAGCGTAGTATCGTGGTTCGCCTACAGAGGAAGATACAGGCCAATAATCATTAATGTATTCATCAGTACGCATTAGCAAGTTAATCTTAGAACCTGCTGTATTAGTATAATGAATATTTTTTATAATGATTGTACCGCTAGGAAGAGTAAATAAATTATTCCCTACACTAAAGTTACCCGTTTCAAACTTAACTAAACCATAGTCATCTAAGTCTTTTACTAACTTTAATTCGGCACGGTTAACCATACGAGGAATATTCTGGCTAAATTCTACACCAGTATTATCACACGCTTGAATTATATCATTGGTGAGATAAGTATAACTAGCCATAGAAGATAGCCGCTGTACCACCAGCAGGAACAGATACAGAAACTTTTCCTACCATCCTAATACCAATCTCATCAAAAGTTAAATAGTTTGCATCAATAGCAGTAGTTTGGACATACTTAATAATGTTTCCTCTTACATTATTATTTTCATCCGTCTCAGTTCCTTTAATAAGAAACTGTCCTATCCCTGTACTATATATTCCTCGAATACGAGTATCAGCTAGTGTAACACTACTAACTGTATCTACAGGTCTACCAACTCCAGATACAAATGCTTGTCGAATATTTGTTGGCATATTACAATCCTTTAGGATAAAATAAAACTAAATACATTATAACTTATAAGCTATAAAGAAAGAAGGGGTAAGAGTAAAGAATATCTCTTACTCTCACCCCTTTTTAGTTAGTGTACAATTCTAAGGATATTAACCCGAAGAACCGTAGTAGCCACGCCAGTCAGACCAGCCAAAACTGAATCGTTCACGTGCCTTAAAGCGAAGGTTGCCCGTATCGAAATCCGGTTCCATCTTCGTTTGAAGCGGTACACGATCAAACATCTTAGCACCGTTCGGGCAATCCGTCCGAAGGAACCAAGCGTCTACATCAGTAAAGCGGTGATTGACAAAGTACCCTTTCGGAACTACACCTTGAGTACGAACTGCATTGATGTCATTGACATTCGTAATGCCATTTCCACCATTAGCTGCCGTAGTCGTAGACAACGTGCTATTCAGAATCTGATCTGCAACAAAGTTAAGATCAGGAGGTACATGCATAGATTCAGCGGTAATTCCAATTAGAATCCCACGATCATCTTTAGCTTTAGCAATTTGAATCAAACCAGCTTCCAAAGATGCTTCCGAAAGATCGGTTGCACCAAAGGTATTCGTTTGATTACCAGCATGGGAAGTTGGGTGAGCAGCACTAAAAAGTGACACACCATCTCCACCCGTGAAGTTGGCATTAAAGCCATTGTTGAAAATATCGGCACCTTTAACTTGTTTCGTGTTTGCCATCGAGCGAGCAAGACCACGTGCACGAAGTTTAGCAAAGGTGTCATAAAGGTTGTCTTCCATAGCTTCTTCTGTTACAGCAAAGGCAAGAGCGACAGTTTCATTCGTGTAACGTGCGGTATAACCCTCACGTGCATCATCGAATTGAACCGCAGCACCCTCAGTTTTTACTGGAGCAGTACCAAAACCGGTAAACAGAACCTCTTCTTCAAATGCACGATCTGATTTTTCAACGTCAAACAGAACAGTATGCTCTGCAGAAACATCATTATATTCCAAACCAAACACTGCATTTAGACCGGGAAGAAGTTCTTTCGCAATATTAGCGCGATTTATAGCCATTACAAATTACTCCTTTCCGTTAAGCAGAGGGTGTAACAGTGAGATACGCATCGACATTCTGAACCAATCGCACTTCGCAAAGTGGGAAGGCACGTTCTGCCGAGGAGTTAATCACATTGTTACCGGGTTGATCCACGAATCGGATGATCCGTAGCATACGACTTACAGACGTTGCAGAGTTAGCCGCAAGAGCGAAACCTGACATACCCGTTGCAGTATTACCTGCACCAAAAGTAACGTCAAAGTTAAAGCTATTAAGACTTCCTGCAGAAAGCGAAGCATCTGCTTGAACAATAAATGTAGCATCAGGGTTATCAACAACCATGGCTTGTGCATCACTAGCTACCGTACCTGCGGGCCAATATGGCGACCACGTAGGCGTTCCATTAGCAGCAGTATAACGACATCCCATAAATACACCGATAGCGCGATCAATAGATAGACACATACGCCTAAGAGTACCTGTCTGATTTTTTACAATATCACCCGTAAAGATGTTAGTATTGTAACCTGTAGATACAGGATAATCATTCATACCAGTACTATTAGAACCAGAACCACGCATACGGGAAGGACGCAAACCAAAAGGACTATCAGTTGTAGTCATAATTTTTTTCCTTTCCTTAAATAAAAATACATTGACAACGAAAGACTAATCTTGAAAAGAAGGTCGTCTACCCGTTGTAACTTGACTTCGACTTGTATTAGAGATAGGCATTCGTGAATCTGAATTACGCATTAGTTGCATATTAACAGCATCCACTACTTCCTTACTCTTGTTCTCATAAAACTCTCGACGCGATTCAGCTAGGCGTATTGGCATCTTTGCCAAGGCCAAGTCTCCACGACAGACTGCTCCTGTATAACGTCCCTCTTCTCTCACGATTGAAGAATGCATCATTTCTGGTACTTCTTCTGCTTGAACAATACTCCAACCTTCTTGCATTTTCTTACCCATATTCTTATAGTCTTCTTTGTCTCGAATAGAAATACGTACCCATCGAAGGGTCATACCTTCATTACTAAAACGAAGTTCTACAGATTCAGGAATTTCCAACCAATTAGGTTCTTTAAAAGTATAGTCTCCAGAATTTTCTCGTTGTTCTGCATTACGTGAGTTATTTTCTCGTGTCATTGTATTTCTTCCTTCCACGCTACTATGTTAAATACTAGTATAATCGCCATCAGCTTGTTCCACTTTAAGCTTTTCGGCAGCATATTTTTCAATTGATATCCCCCACTTATCAGCTAGTCGTAAGTCTTCTTGAGTAAGCTTGACTTTATTCTTAGCTTTGGAAGTCTTAGGTGTACGTGAAGCACCTGCTACCACTTGAGCAGAATTTGACGAAGTATCCTGCAAACGAGGTGTTTGGTTTTCAGTAGTACTATTAGCAAACTTTTGTGGATATCGTTGCCGTAGTACTTCATCTACCTTAACATAAAACTCATCATCAGAAGGATCATATCCTTCCTCTTTAAGTTCGTTATCAATCATCAAAGCAGCAGAAGTCATAATATTATCAGTACCAAACCAACTATTCCTACTTGCCCATTCAACAGCTTTAGGATCATAGTTTTGTGCTACATCAGGATTTTGTTGTACTTCTTGAACTGAAGCCTGAACTTTATTATTATAATCTTCCCATGCTCTTTTCTGATTATCTACTTGAGACATATCAGCATAGGTCTTACTAATTGTTTCTTGTGCTGCTAGCATACGATCTGTATCACCAGATTCAGCAGCTTGCTTATAAACATCTTTAGCTATTTCTAAAGTACTTGTAAGCTTAGATTCGTTAGTATCAATAGAAGTTCTTAAACTAGAAGATAACTGTGTATCTTTTTCTTTTACTGTTTCCCTAAGATTAGACAACTCATATCGTAAAGTATTTAATTCTTCATCTCGTTCTTTACGTTGTTTAATTAATTGTCGGATGCGTTTTTGTGCACCTTGAGTTTCAATCCCTTCTAATTCTTTTTCTTCACCATTATTAGATGATTCATCAGTTACAATTTCTGGAGCAACTTGTACTTCTTCTTCCTGCCCTTCAATCTCAATCTCTACTTCTGGTTTTTTTTCAGAAGCTTCTACTTCTATTGTAGACCATTGTTCACTCATATTTAACTCCTTGTTTTACGTTAGTAGCGAAGTCTAACGATTTGCGCTGTATTGTATATATACATACTATACTATAAGTATATACTTATACAAATATTAATTTGATAAATTATATGTAGTATCTAAATGCATAGGATCATCTACTCGCATAATTACTTGATCATCAAACAAAAGAAGAAGCTTTGCTCCTTTGTATACAAACTTTTGACCATTAAATTTTCCAAAAGAAATATAGTCATCTTCTTTACACCAAGCACCTAGAGGAAATTTATCTTTATCCCTATAAGCCAAGTCACCTAATTTTAAAACTTTAGCTACTGTAGTCAAATAAGAGATGTCATCTTTTACACGATCAGGAAGAATGATTCCTCCTTTAGTTTCTTTCTTTACAGATACTGGCTGTACTAAAATATGATATCCGGGCAAAGCTGGTAGAGTAGCTTTATCAATCAATTTATCTTCATCAGTCAACCACTCAGAATTATCTATACTCTTATCCATACGTACCGCTTGCATTCTTAATCCTCTTCTAATTTAAACCTGTTATTAATAATTTCTTTCAAGCATTCTTTGCTCCATTCTAATCCTTGAACAGTACCTACTGCTTGACGATATTCATCATAACTAGAAACATTTCCATACGCAAGCGATTTTTTTATATCTTCAATTTTATCTGTTAACTCTTTACCCATCTGTTCCCAAAATTCCATACTATCCCTTACTCATCATTTGTGTATCTACAAACTTACTTAGAACATCAGCAGCTTTGAGTGCTTTATCTCTATTGATATTTTCTGAAGTTTTAGCTAAATCAAGAAGACCTTCAAGAGCAGCAATCGCCATCTTAGTGTCTCTGTCTTTCTGTTTCTCTACCTTCTTACTGGACATATCGGCACCAGCCTTGAACATATTCAATTGTAGTTCTGCTTCATCTAAAGTTAATTCACGATTTTTCAAAGCAGAAGAAGTAAGTTCTTTAGCTGCAGATATTTCAAGTTTTTGTTTTTCAATTTCAATACGCTGTTGTTCAAGTCCTAACATCTGCGCTTCAGGTGACTGTGCCATCTGCTGTGCTGCCATTGCTGCATTAGCTTGCTGTACTTGTTGTGCTGCCATCATTTGTACTTGATCAAGGATACGTGGATCATTAGGATCAACCATTCCATCAGCCACTGCCTGTGGTCCGTACTGTTGGATTAGTTGTTCTGATACACCAAGTATCTGTTCTTTGTATTTCATTATAATATGTTCTTGAATATTAGCCTGAAGAATAGGAACAATCCTTTGCATTAGAGGATTACCACCATTCATTGGGTCTTGCATAAAAGAAGTTTTAATTTGAATGTGTGCTTGATGATCTTGACCGGGGAAGGCTTGAATTGGCATTCCCTTAACCGCTGCTTGAATATCGCTTACAGGATCAAGAGGTTCAGGATCAGGTTTACGTGGCATAATCTTATCTAGGTTAGGAAGATTAGCTGCTGTAAGAATGGTCCTGTTTAGTTCTTCTACATTGAACATGCCGGGAGGTGCTGATTGAGACAACTGAAGAGCTAGTTGTGCCATCATCATACGATGAGCAGAGGATGGAATATTAGGATCAGATACTGGAATAATATCAATCCTACCATCAAAGTCACTCTTATAAATAGTGAGAGCATTAGATGGAATATCAATCATTGATTCATCTGGTAGGTATTCATTATTAATCCTACCTATCAAACTAAATTCTCTATGCTGAGATTTATGTAGTCGTTTATGAATTGCACTAAAGAACTTACTACTAGCTTCTAGCAAAGCCATTGTAGTTCCTACTGGTCCATAGTTTGCACCATCAGAAATAACTTGTTCTGTAGTATCTGCAAACTTCTGAGCAGTTGCACTTACAAAGTTGAGCATCTGGAATAGAGTTTGAGAAGGTTCTTTGTACGGTAGGTTAATGATCATCTTACTGATGTCATTACCTGTAGCTTCTACTTCCCTAAACTCACCGGGACTAATAGGATCGTTGTCTCCTACAATCCGCATACCTTTAGCTTTAAAGCCACCGGGAAGATTGGCAAACTGTCCTGCATCAACCAAGCTACGCATAGCAGCAGTAGCAGTCATAGTAAGATTACCAAGGAAGTGAATAAGACCTAGACCATAGAAACCAAATCCCGGTACAAACTTGTAGTGAGTGAAGAAAGTTTTCTTTTCTCTACGAGGATCGTCTTGATTATAGTTCCTACGGATAGACAGAACCTTCCTACTTTGTTCCTCGATTGTAACAATATAGGGTAGCGGAACATCATCTTCATCTCCAAACTTACCGGGAAGATCAAGATAGCAATGCTGTTCAAGAAGAACATACTGAGGATCGTTATCTCCTGATGGAGACATTCCCATAATTGTATCCATCTTCTGTGCGATGGGAGTAAGATTAGGCATACCTGCATCTGGTAGTTCTTCATCATGGTACATGCCTGATGCCATGTCTCGTCGCATCTCAATTGGACTACGGAAAATTACATGGGTATACCGATCTGCATTCTGTAGATCAGTAGCGTAGTAAGACACATAGAACTGATCAATAGGAATAAACTCTGATACTGGACGATTAAGATTGCTATCAAAGTAAATCTTCTTAAAGGCAGAACCAATAAGAGGTAGATGAAACAACATACGTTCAAACTCATCGAAGTATTCTGTCATCTGTTCTTGAACTTGATAGTTCATAAACTCTTTGACTCGTTGTGCTTGTTGTTCTCGTTCCTCTGAAACATTACCGATGATGCGAGTCTTTACTGGTCCAGCAGCAGGGAATAGTTCTTGAGTAGCTTTAGATTGAAACTTAACTGCTGACTCAATAAGGATAGGATGTACTGCTGTACATGCACCTTCAAATGGTTCTGAACCTTCTTGAAGCTTTAGACCTAGAAGATCAAAGCCTCGTTCAAACATACTTTCCCAATCAGCACGGGAATCTTTATCTGCTTCATAGTTATCACATACTTGAGTTGATATTTCTAGTAGCTCATCTTCATCAAGTTCTGTAACTAAGTTACGAAAAAAATCTTTACCTTCTTCCTTTAACTGCTGCTTAGATAAATCTTCTCCTACATTACTATCAAACATAACGACAACACTGCCATCAGTTTCATCAAACTCCATTGTAGGTGCTTCACCTTCTACCTGTTCAGATACTTCTGTTTCAATTACAGAAATCTCTACTTGAGGAATCGGATCGAATGGATTGCGTTCAGTCGCCATTGTTATATGTGTCCTTAAATTTTAAGTGTATGTGTTCCATTACATCTTTTTGATATCTACGCCATTTACCTTTACACATTTCTGGTAGGGTACAAGTACATGGTGTCTTAGTACATCTATATTCTTTGTAGTTAGGTCGTACTAAGTTATGGTTTATACCATGTTCAAAACTAAATGTCAACTAACATTTCCATCTTTTACGTGCTTGACGTAAGCGTGAGTTAGGATTCTTAGCTGCCTTGGGAAACTTCTTCATCTGTCCTGCAGATCGCGCACAATAACTCTTTCTACGTGCTGCTCGTTTACCTGTAGGTTTTTTTTCTGTTACTGCTGTTTGTAGTTTACTACCAGGATTTTGCTTCCTATACTTAGCTACACCTTTAGCTGACAGACCTGCTCCTTGTTTAGTAGGTCGTTTATTTCCGCTACCAATAGTCATACCCTTCATGTTACTTTTTTTTCGTTTGGCTGGCATCATGTAACCTTTCTATGACTTTTGGTTTTCTTTGAAATTGTTTTAGGTTGCTTTACAAACTGCTTACCTTTTTTAGTTCCTTTACGTTTAGCTTTAGTAGTAGCATCATATTCTTTTTTTGACAAAGACTTTATTGCTTTCTCTGGTAAATATCTTTCTCCTGTAGCTTTCTTACCTTGAGTAGAAGGTTTACCTGATTTAGTTCGCCACTTCTGCTTAGTCCATGCGTTCAGACTACGTTGAGGTTTTTTAAAATTAGACACTAGCTTCTATAGCCTCCACCTGCATCTTTATATTTCTTAGCTACCATCTGTGCTTTACGTGCACTCCACTGTCCCGGCTTACCACCCTTACCTCCTGCCTTTACAGAATTAAATATTCTTTTACGTAAAGTAGGTTTAGTAT